CGGCGGGACAGCGGACAAAGTAGCGAAAACGCAGATGGATAACCTCAAAGGGTCATTCGAACAGTTTACGTCTGCGCTCGACGGCCTCGGAATCGCGATCGGTAACGAGTTTTTACCTACTTTCCGAAAAATTGTCGAAACCGGTACGAAAGTGGTCGAGTTCCTTAGCGAACTGAATCCGGGGATCATTACGACGGGCATCGAAATGGCGGGAGCGGCGGCAGCGGTAGCGCTGGTTGCGTCTTCCATGATGAAACTCGGAATCGCAGTACGCGGTTTGTTCGTTGCGATGGGTCCGGCCGGATGGGTGATCACCGGGCTCTCTTTATTAGCGGGAGCGCTTGTCGGGGTGAAAGCGGGATACGATCAGATGAACACCGTTAGTTTAGAGGCGGCCGAGTCGAAGCAGAAGGAAATAGATTCTATCAACAGCTTAACGAAAGAGTTCGATAAACTTCAAAATAAAACGAAGCTGACTGCCGATGAATTCGTTTACTATCTCGATTTGAATGATCGAATTAAAACGGAGACGGATGCCAATTCCATTAAACGGATGAAGGAAGAACAGGAAGAACTGCGAAAAAAATCAGGTCTTACAAATGAGGAATTTAATCGCTACTTAGATTTAAACGATAAGGTTATCGCAAAAGCTCCGGACACTGCGGCCGCAATCAGCGAGCAAGGCAATGCCGCAGCAAAGAACACGGACGCATTAAAGCGTCTTAACAAAGAAAAAGCCGAGGAACTCCGGCTAGAACTGGAAACCCAAAGGGCTAAAGCTGAGGCCAATATGTCTAAATATATAGCCGAAGAAGCGCGATTAAAAGAAAAAGTTAATGCGTTGACGAGAGAGCGATCCGATTTAGAGCAGCAGGTATCTGATCAATTACAAGTTGTGGCAGCTAAAGAGAGCGAATTGGCGGCAGCTAAAGAGGCTAAAGATACCGCACGGGTGGCAATAGCTGAAAATGAGCTCAACTTAGAGCAAACAAAGTTGCAGAGATTACGAGAACAGTTTTCTACAAATATGGAAAACCTGAGCTCTAAGAATCAAGAGCTCCAAAAGACCCGTGAGAATATCAATCAGCTAGATGTCGTTAATCAGAAAATGATCGACCTTGAGCTCCGTCAAGTTGGATTAAACGCCAAAAAGGGCGAAGGCGTGAGAGTGATCGATAAGGAGATTGGACGCCTTCAAGATGCGAGGGCGAATCTGAAAAACAACACGACAGCAGCCGATCGTAAAACGGATGAGTACCGGAAGTCTGTTAAAGCGATTGACGACGAGATCGCAAACCTTCGTACCGCAAGAGGTCGGGTCGCGGATATTACGTCGGAAGCCCAAAGAATGAACGCTACTCTAAGTAAGGACATCACGAAACGAATCACGACAATTACTTCGGATGTTTCTATGAAGACGGAGCGTGCCGTAAGTCGTGGAAAAGGGAACGAAGGTACTTACCACACTGGCGGCGTCATCGGCCTCGGGCAGATCAACAAACTTCACATCGGCGGCCTAGCGTCTCAATTCGCTAATCCGATGAGCCACGAAGTCGATATCCGGGCCCTGCGTAACGAAATGGTGCTTACTGAAGCGCAGCAGGCGAATCTTATGCGAATGATAGACGCAGGGCATACGTCAGGGCTCGGAGGAGAGTCTGGCTTATCCTCGGATATGTTGCGCGCGCTCAGTTCGATTGAGCAGGCGATTAAGACGAAGGGTGGCGCTTCCATAATCGTAGATGGATACGAACTAGGCCACGTCATTGAGCCGCATATAAGCGCGATCCAGCAAGATGGCCTCGATATAGAAAGTCTAAGGAGCGGGAGGTGATTATGAATGGGAAATACGGACTTCATAAAGAAAATCGCCCCGGATGCGCAGAAAATATACGTGAATTATAAAATTCTCGCCAGTCTTGTAATCGCGCAAGGGTGCTTAGAAAGCGCCTACGGTACCAGTGGTCTTGCCGTTAACGGAAAGAATCTTTTCGGAGTGAAGGGCGAATATAACGGAAAATACGTCATCATGAAAACGTGGGAAGTAATAAACGGAAGGAACGTTCAAGTGGACGCCAAGTTCCGGAAGTACCCGACGTGGTATGAGTCGATGCAAGACCTTGCGAAGCTTTACGTAAACGGCGTCAGTTGGGACCCGAATCACTATAAGGCGGTCGTAGGTGAGAAAAACTACAAGAAAGCGACTGCTGCGCTAGTAGATGCCGGTTATGCAACGGACCCATCTTACGCGTCAAAGCTTAACAGAATTATTGAAACGTACAACCTGACGAAGTATGACACCGCCCCATCACCGTCGAATCCATCTACTCCTTCTGCGCCGGAGACAAACAACCCGGCTCCGGTTGTCGTTGAGGAGCCTGAGGTATCTATCGATGTTTTTTCAAGCGTTTATACAACGCCTCCATCCGGTGTCCCTATTACGGATAGCAACTTCCGGATACTTTACAAGGATGGACGCATAATCGATATGGCTCGCGATTTATCGGTCCTTGTACGGAGTTTCAAGATTGCTTCGCCCACTCCCGATATCGATTACGAAACGATTCCGGGGAGAGACGGCTTAGTTCGAGTAGGAAAAAACTTCGGGGCCCGAACGTTGACTGCCGAATGTCTCTTGCTCGGAGCGGATGACGTTGATTTTCATTTATTACAAGCGGAACTCTTTCACGCGCTTCATCGCGAGGAGGAGTTCTTTTTAGTTTCGGAAGCGACGCCGAAAAAGCGATGGCGAGTCGAGCTGAGCGCATCATTCACGCCTGACAGAATCGGCAGCTTCGGAGACTTTACGCTGACTTTCCAAAGCGCCTCGACTTATTGCGAATCAGTCGGCACCACACTGGATGCGTTTACGTTTGATGCGAACAAATGGCAGATAGGCGAAGGGCTGACGGATGATATCCCATCGTACAAACACAAGACGAAGGCTTTTCGTATTTTCAATGCGGGAGCCGTTCGCTTAGATCCGAGATACATGCCTTTAAAAATCACGTATAAAGGCGAGTCAAGTAAATTGTCGATCAAAAACAGAACAACAGGCGACCTGTGGACGTTTTCCGGCAATTCCACTGCGAAGGAAGCGATTCAAATTTCCGGCGTTACTGCGAAAAAGGGGAACGTTAGCATCTTCGGTCAGACAAATTTCGGGCTTATCACGCTAGAGCCCGGATGGAATGAATTCGAATTAAGCGGGTCGATTGGGGATTTTGAGATTGCGTTTGATTTCAGATTCCACTATTACGCGTAGGGAGGTGTGCCATGTCGAGTCTGATTGTAAAAAATCTCGCTAATCAAGTCGAAGCATTAACGGACTTCAGCGTGACAAAGAAAGATGAAATCGATAACGGTAGATCTTTAGATGTATCAGTTATACAGACGGAACGGAACGTGCACTCCTTTCCACTGATACAAAATGAGGGTTCTCTATTTTATGAAGATGAGGAATTTGTTATCAGAAAGACACGGTACGTACCGATCGGGAGCAAGAGACTAAAGGTCGACATTACGGCCCTGCACCGATCATTTTCAGATCTCGGAGAAAATTACGTGTACGAGACTTCGGGGAAAAAGAAAAAACTTTACCTCGAAGATATGCTGGATATCGCATTAAAAGGCTCCGGGTATTCTTACGAAGTTGTACCGGATGGTCTTGGTGATTCATTTGAAGTAGAGGATTTTGGGAATGGATACTCGCTCGGACTGTTAAACGATATAAAAGAAAAATACTCGGCGGAATATGAATGTATTGGAAAGAAAGTGTACTTCGCGAAGGAGATAGCGAGAGATACAGACTATGTTATTCGCGATCGAGTAAATGTAAAAGATCCGACACAGGAAATCGACACCTCTTCTATAAAAACGTTTATCAAGGGCTTCGGAAAGAAAGACGACAAGACAGGGAAATATGCGGTCGAAGCTGAATACAAAAGCCCTTTGGCTGCAATCTACGGAATTAAACACGCAAATCCAATATTCGACGACTCTTACACGGCAAAGGACGAGGGGAAACTTGAGCAGCGGCTAGAGAAAGAACTGACCGATAAGATTGAAATATCTATCAGTTTGACATATGTAGAAGTCGAAGCTTTGAAAATGCAGGACATCCGAAAAGGCGATTACGTGTGGTGCATATTAGAACCATTTGATCTTCGCACCAAGCTACGCGTTGTCAGTGTCGAGTCTTATTCTGATCCGAATAAACCGTCTGTTTTTACTTTCGGAAAATTGCGGCCGAACATCAGTAAAACTGTCGCAAAACTAGGTCGTACGCAGAGTACGCTCTCCAAGCTTATCGATACGTCAACTGGGAAAGTGAAAGGCAGCGCCATAAGCGGAAACATAACCATCGGAAAAGACGCGATTTACGAAGACGGATACGATCCGACAAAGCTGACGATTCCTACGTACGGCCGGGCAAACGCAACCACTGACGGTCTTATGAGTTCGTCGGACTACGTGAAGCTGGCGAGTATCGTATTAGGGCCCGACGGTCAAGTTTCTGTCTCGCTGGCTACCGAAACGACTGACGGCTTAATGAGCGCAGCCGACTTCGCAAAGCTGAAGCGCATCAAGGTCGGTACGGCTGCGGTGGATATATCGACACTTTCGCAACAGCTCGAATCTATAAACAAGCGCCTGACCGCGCTAGAGAATAAATAACGAGGAGGAATACAATGCCGAAATTTCCGTACAGAAAGGCCGGGGCGGCGTGGGACCGTGTTTTTCGTAACGACCACAACCAAAACCTCGATGATATTGCGGACGATATTAAAGGATCATACACGGAATTGGCCGCACATAAGAACGCGAAAACCGCCCACACGTCGGAGCAAATCGACCATGGCGGTTTTTCTTTGCGCACATATATCGACGGCCTGTATAACCGTATCAGAAATCTGATCCTTAACGCGGATGGTACAAACGTAAAAGAGGTCGTTGACGCTCGTGTAGACGCGGAAGGAAACATCGCGCCTTTATTGAAAGAGCGACTCGACAAAGAGTATAACAAGCTTTTACGCAAAATTGAGCGCGATGTAAACGTTGATGACTACGGAGCCGATCCGACTGGTGTTAACGATAGTACAGAAGCGTTTAAAAAGGCGATCGGGAACGGTAAGGTGCGGCTAAATCTATCGGCCGGGACGTATATCGTTAAAGGCGTCAAACTGCCGTCATGGACGTATTTGATCGGCCAAGGTATGGGCGTTACTACGCTGAAGCTGCACGAGGATACGCCGGCCAGTGAGTGGGTCATTATTAACGCGGACCCGGAGTCCGGCAACCGGAACATCGTAGTCCAAGGAATGTCCCTCGACTGGAATCCGGAGCGGCAAGGCGGCGTGAGTTCAACCGGGGGCATTCATTCAAGCTGCTTAACTTTTGCGCAAGTGAAATTCGGTATCGTCCGGGAAGTAGAGGGGATTAATCCGGGTCTTCATTGTTTTGACATAACGGCACCTACCTACAATATTTCAACGAAAGATTACACCGCAAAAGGTAGTAAATACGTATGGGTTGATCGCTGCATCGGGTCTGGATATGGGGATGACGGAATCACCACGCATTATAGCGAATATATTTTCATTACTCACAACGTAATGACATACCCAAGCGGAAAAGCCCACGATAAAGGGGCCTCAAATTCAAACGGAATTGAAGTGGATGACGGCTCCAAGCATGTATGGGTTGTAGATAATTATACAGAGGGAAATGTTCGGGGCGTAGAAGTCAAAGCACACGCTAAGTGGCCGGCTCCATGTAACGTCCATATCCGTGGTCACGAATCTTTTCGTGATGTTCGATCATTTGATTTGCGTCACATCGGGCACCACCTCGTATCAGATCCGTGGAGCGAGACGGCAAGGGACGTGACGTTGGTCGATTGTACAGCCAGAGAACCCGTATTTAATTCTCTATACGAAGGAATAGGCCCGAGGGCGCTAGTCGTATCGGCTTACCAACGCGTTAAGATAATCGGGTTTACGGCTATAGGCGACCCAACATACGACTACAGAGGTAACTCAGTAATCGCGTTTCAGTATAAAAGTCGGAAAATAAGCGTCACGAACCTCCAAGTGTCGGGCTTTAAAAATGCAGGGTGCGATGTTAAGGTGACTGGCGGCGATCAACGGACGGATGACGTCTTCATCTCGGACTTCGTTATTCACGATTCGGCTCATAATGGCATCGAGATCGGAGGCGGTGTGTACAACGTCAATCTGGATAACGGAATTCTGCACACGTCGGGAGGTACGGCTGGTGTTACGTCTCCGAATACACAAACAAATATTTCAATGGTCCGGTCGTATGGTTATAAGGATGCGGCAATTCTCGGAGGGCAAAAGTATTCATTCGTTCCCAATAACATTAAAGGCGGGTTTCGGGCAGCTTCGACATCAGGACATCCGGTAGACAAAACAAGCGCAGTCATTGCGACCACAGGCGGATGTACAACGAAAGGACCTAGAAACGTCGTTTTAGGCGCCAGCGGTGGCTCATCCACAACAGCTTCTCGTCAAGCGGTTATAGCGTCAAACAATTCACATACAAAAGGTGACGGGCCGTCGAGGGTCGTACTCGCTGCCAACGGGGTTATCAACGATAACGGATACAGCGTCAGAGGGGGCTACGGAAGCGGAAGCGCCTCGGTCGGAAATACGAGATGGGAACTCGATTCGACTGGCGGCCATATTCGCGGCACAGGGCGAGTGGAGAGCGTCTCAGATTTCAAAGACTTCGCGGAGTATTTCGAATCTGCTGACGGTAAGAAGATTGATTCAAGCTGTCTCGTCGCGCTAGAAGGCGAAAAGATACGAAAAGCAGGCGAGGGAGATAAGATTCTCGGAGTGGTTTCGGAAACTGCGGGCGTGGTGCTCGGCGGTGCTGCGTTCTATTGGAACGAGCAGTACGAGAGAAACGAATTCGGCGGCTTGGTTTACGAAACGGTTATCGATGGCGGCGAAGAGTTAAGCGTTCCAAAATTAAACCCCGACTATGATCCGACTCTTGAATATGTGCCGCGTGACTCTCGGGACGAATGGCATGTCATCGGTCTGATCGGCCAAGTCTTTGTCAGGATTGACGAAACAGTGAACGTAGGGGATAGCGTATCAGCAATTGGCGGCATCGCGACTAAAGCAGAAAGCGGCGGCTATGGGACCGTTATGAAAATCAAATCTCCGTATGATGCGGAAAAAGGCTACGGTGTAGCGCAAATGATCGTTACGCCACAGCACTAAGGAGGTTTTGCAGTGATACACAATAACGCACCACTTGCGTTCGAGGTGACGAGCAGGACGAAAACGAACATAAAAACCGCAATACAGTTCAGCACGCAAGACATCGATACGGCGCGTTTAATCTTCTCGTTAACAAAGGATGGCGTCCCATTGCCGTTGTCTGCCGTTACCGGAAAGCTCGTCATGTTTATGGCGGACGGCAGCCGGTTCATAAGAAGTGTAGATATTACGGATAAAGTCGAAGGGGTTGCGCAGTACGTTCTGTCTGCCGAAGAGATCCGACACAGTGGCGATGTGCAGGCGGAACTTTACCTGTATTACGCGAATAAGCAGGCGCTTTCCATCCATAAGTTTTCGTTTACCATCGACAAGGCGCTGATTGATACGGATATCGTACCGTTGGCGGAATACTACGTGGATGACTTCGAAGCGTTGCGCCAACAAATCAACGACTTATACGGCGAAGTGGTCGAAACAGTCGAAGAGCTGCGCAAGAAATTCGAAGACCTTGAAAATATTGAAACGAAAGAAGGGGCGCAAGCAAAAGCGGATGCTGCGGAAAAGAATGCGAAATCGTATACGGACACTCATACGAAAAGGACGGACAATCCGCATGGCGTAACGAAATCACAAATCGGTTTGGGGAACGTTGAGAATGTGAAGCAGGAGACGCCAGACGGTGCTCAGGCAAAAGCCGACAAGGCCTTAACGGACAGCAAAGCGTACACGGACACACACGCAGGCCGGACTGATAATCCGCACTCAGTGACAAAGGATCAGATCGGACTTAGTAACGTCGAAAATGTTAGACAGGCCGACTACTATGCGTTTCGCCAACACGACAACAACGGAGAACGCCACACATCAAAAGTTGAGAAGGAAAAGTGGAATGGATCGCAGTTGTTTAAATTGACGCAGGATACTGGCGTGGCACAGTACATGACAGACATCGATTTTAATGCGGTTACAGATACCGGCTTCTATTATATGAGCGGCGCAACGACGGCATTAAACGCCCCGGTAAATAACAACGGCTATCTTATCGTTAATAACTACAGCACGTACGCGTATCAGGAATACACGTCCTATAGCAGCAACGATTCTACGTCTTCGGGCCGGCGGAAATTTATGCGTAATAAGGTCGCGAGTTCAGATTCATGGACGTCGTGGCGCGAACTCGAATCGGTAGAAGGGTCGCAATCAAAGGCAGATAAAGCACTGACAGACGCTAAAGCCTATGCAGACACAAAAGTGGGGCAACTCACGAGTGTGTGGACGGTCATTCCTTTAATAAACGGTGCAATCACTGACGCTGCATCCCCGTTGCGGTTCCGAACTAAAAATGGAGGAGATGAAATTCAGCTTAATGGAGGATTTAAGTCTACGTTTAATACGATCATCGCATCAGGATTGCCGAAGATAAAAAATCCGATCGAATTCCTTGTTGCAACTGTCGGAACATACGGATACTTGCGAATGGATTACCGAGTCAACGGCGACTTGTATCTGGCTGGCGGAACCGTAAAAAGTGAGACAGGAATTAGTAAAATCTCTGTAAATATAACGATTCCATTAGCTTAAAGGAGGGCGACACGTGGAAGACACCACTATTTTTCTGGAAGATCTTCTGGTTCAGGATTCGGGGCTCGCTTACGAGTTATTGCTTATGCAGGCAAAATATGAAGAACTCAAAAAAGAGAACGCACAGTTAGCTTACGAAATGATGACTACAACAACGGGAGGTGCTTGAATGGATTGGTATAACAGTATCAAAGGTTGGTATGAGCGAGGGTTTTGGACGAAAGAAATGGTTGCAGATGCTGTTCGGTACGGAAAGATTACGTTGGAACAATACAAGGAAATTACCGGAGAGGACTACCCGACTCCCGGCGAAGAGCCTTCTGAGAAGACTGACGGTTCTATCGTAACTCAGTAAATAACGAAAAGGAGGCGTAGTTATTGAACGGCGGCGAATTAGACGTACTCAAATATTTTTTAACGCAGGGACCGTTCGCGGTTCTTTTTACGTGGCTGCTGATTTACGTAATGAAGTCGAATAGGGAGCGCGAATCGCGGCTACAGGACTTACTCGATAAATTTAGCGATAAGTACGACGTCATCATCGACAAGATCGATAGACTCGAAGAGAAATTCCGCGGAAGAGAATAACCGATTAAACGCAACACGCCCGTCAGGTGAGAGTCCCGGCGGGCTTTTTAAATTATGAAAAAGGAGACGATGAAACATGGTGAAAATCACAAAGGACTTTATTCCAGTAGGACACAATAACAGACCGGGATACGCAATGAATCCGGCATACATCACAGTTCACAACACGGCGAACACGGCGAGAGGGGCAAACGCAGCCATGCACGCCCGTTATGAGAAAAATCCGGAAACACCCACCAGCTGGCACTTTACGGTTGACGAAAAAGAGATATATCAACATCTGCCATTGAATGAAAACGGATGGCACGCGGGAGACGGAAACAGCGGAAACGGCAACCGGAAATCTATCGGCATTGAAATTTGTGAGAATAGCGATGGGGATTTTGAGAAAGCCGTGGCGAATGCTCAATGGCTGATCAAAAAGCTCATGAAGGAGCAGGGCATTTCCCTTGCAAATGTCGTTCCACATCAACACTGGTCGGGTAAGTATTGTCCGCGCAAATTGCTTGATCGGTGGGACTCTTTTAAGGCCGGTATAAGCGGCGCGCCATCTTCACCAGCGAAGACAGAAACCAAGACGTCCGGATCGACATACACCGTTAAGAAAGGAGACACTTTGTCCGAAATTGCGGTGAAAACAGGCGTCAGTATGGCGAAGTTACAAGCATACAATGGCATTAAGAATGCGAATAAGATTTCGGTCGGCCAAGTGTTAAAACTGACGGGGGCGGCCGGCTCTTCTAAGCCGTCATCCAGCGGCAAGAAATACGTCTACCTTCCGGCGTCTGCCGCCTCATGGCGCATCTATCCTACGAATAAAGCGCCGGTCAAAGGGAACGAATGCGGATTATTGCGTCCTAAGAAATTCGGCGGCCTTAAATACGAAATTCTTGCGAATCCGCAAACGGACGTGTACACGATCAAGACGGACCAGTTCGGAAAGGTAAACATCTATGCCGGAAAAACAACAGGCGCAACAGTAAAATAAACGAAAAGGGAGACGATAATTATGGAAGAAGTATTAATTTTCGCGACTATCCTCGCGCCTATCTTAACGGCGCTCGTTCAGCTCGTTAAGAAAACGGTTAAGCTGCCGACGAATATTGTGCCGGCTCTCAGTTTCGTCATCGGCATCGGATTGGGCGCGATTGCCTATCCGTTTACTGACCTCGACTTGGTGCTGCGTTTGTGGGCCGGCGGCTTTGCGGGTCTAGCAGCGACGGGTCTTTTCGAAATCGGAACAAAGCGAGAGGGAACTACGAAATAAAATAACGGAACTTTTTGCGGGCGCTTGCGTATGAATACGT